ACTCAATACATTAATCCGGATACAGGAGAAGTAACGAATGAGAAGATTCAACACCTAGCGGCCGCGTTCCATGACGAGAAGGGTTATCTCTTTTGGGCAAGAAAGAACTTCGCTAAATCCTTTGTGGATGTAGACTTTCCCGAGGCTATGACGATGAAAGAGCGCGGGCAGATGGCGACACTTGCAAAGCATATGTGGTCGAACACCAACATGTTAGGGTATCGGGGTAACGGTGGTGTGAAGGCTTATAACGAAGAGCAGATTGGTGTGATCGTTGGACTGAAAGTATACCAGGCTAAAGACTTTGTGCGGAGCATGATCAAAGTAGGCATGATCGCTAAAGTTACGGTCCTGGTGGGGCATGAGACGATAATCCAGTATTACGTCAATCCAATCTATTTCTTCGGCTCGAATCGGATCTCGCTTAATTTATATCTGATCTTCAGAACACAACTTGACGAGGTTCTTCCACGGTGGGTAAGAGATGAGTATGCGGCGTCGAGGGAAAAAGGGAAATAACAAAAATGGAGCGCGAGGGGGTGGTCCTATTCTAGCCATGGAAGCAACAACCGAAGAGGAACAAAACAGACAGCTACTCTACGAAGCGATCTACAAACAATTCATGACAACCGGTGCAACTCCGAAAGAGGCAGCCGCAAGTACTGAAGCTCTAATATTAAAACACATCACAAACCTCTTCGGTTTCCATGGACTCGCCTACAGCATAGGATCGCTGAGCATTCCGTTCTTTTGCCGGTACTTCCTCCAAGACACATTTATTCCGAAGAAGACCAACGCCGCTCGAGAGCTGGCAGAGATCCACCTGGAGATATGGGACGAGCTCGACAAAATGTTTCTCCAGGACGAGTTCGACAAGATAGAAGTGGCGTGGCCAAGAGGTTGCGCTAAGACTACGGTCCTGGACTTCGCCTTGACGGTTTGGTTGCACTGCTACGAGAAGAGTAAGTACACGCTGGTGGCTGGAAAGACGGAGTCAGACTCTACGGAGTTTATCGCTCAGGCAAGGCAGGCTTTCGAAGAAAACACATACCTCATAGCCGGCTTCGGGAAGCTAATTAAGCCCTCCGATTTCACGGTCAATAAACTGGAGCTCGAGCTTACGAACAAAACGAAGATCCAGGCAATCTCCTCCACCTCCAGTATGCGGGGTAAGAAATACGCGGGAAGCAGACCGGCTGCTATTATTGCCGATGACTTTCAGGGCAGGGCCGATGTTATTACCCAGGAGAGCAGGGACAAGAAATATAATACCTGGGTTGAAGATAGCGCCTATGCTGGTGATAAAGCGGTATTTCGTAATGGGGAGAAGATCAAGCCTGCGACGAAGTTCATTGTCCTGGGCACGATTCTTCATAAGAACTGTTATATGTCGAGGCTCTTGCTGAACAAAGACTACAAACACATATTAAAGAGGGTAGTCGATTTTGATGTGGATGAATATTTCCACGAAGGCCTGTGGGAAGAGTTCTTTAAACTGTATTTTGATGACAAGCTGAAAGATTCTGTCGCTGAAGCAAAAGAATTTTACTACCAACACGAAGTGGAGATGCAATATCCCACGGTTTGGGATGACAAGTATGACTGCCTGGACCTGGCGATCGATTATTACAATAACCCAATAGCATTCAAACAAGAAATGATGAATGATGCCTCCAAGATCGGAGATAAGTGGTTCAAATCCATGAGGACCCAGCCGGCGGCGGAGATCGAGGCACATGAGTTTGAAAAGACTATGCTCGTATGCGATCCTGCGTCGAGTGTGTCAATTAAGTCCGACTTCACCGCTTTGTGCGTTGGATCGGTGGCCGTTAATGGGTTTGCTTATGTGAGAAAAGGAATACTCGCAAAACTGAGCTTTGACGACTTCTGCGCGAAGGTGATCGAGCTGTTGAAGAAGTATTCAGACATCACCCACGTGAGTGTGGAGAAGAATCTTTACTCGGGAGCGGACGTATCGAAAATAAAAGAGTTGATCTTGAAAGAACCTGAGCTGAGAAACAGGACGATTGAATTTATAAATAAAATGCAGAGAACAAACAAGGACGAAAAGATTTCAACTATCATCCAGGGCGTTAATACGGGCCAGGTGATATTCAATGAGGAAGACACTGAGTTCAATGGGCAAGTCATGGAGTTCAGTGGGCAGGATTTCAGCGAGCACGATGACGCTCCGGACTGTGTTGCTCAATTCACGATCGACGTGAAGGAAATTGAGGTTATTTATCGTGTTGAATTTATGGATCGTAATAAGTTATTCGGGAGGTGATCACCATCTACGACGTTAATGCAAATCGCGACATCTTAACTAAAGTATTTGCCAACTTCCAAAGGCAATACCACATCAATATGAAAATGTACCTGTATTACATGGGCATAACGGATACAGGCCGTGGTTACAGCGCCTCGACTAATGGCAGCTACGATGACGTATTCATAAACGAGTTTAACCTTGATGCAGAGGGCGCAGGGAATTATAACTATGTAAATGACCGCAACGACAAGCGGATCAATACCAATTTCATAAAGAAGTTCGTGAAGGAAGAGGTTAGTTATTCGGTCGGGAATGACATCACGTACACAAGTCATAGCGGTGACACTAAGATTATAGAGTTACTTAGATTGAGACTGGCACACTGGAAAGCGGACCATGACGCCACTTTGGCAAAGAATATGTTGATTTACAGCACAGCGTATGAGCTTTATTACATCGATAAGAAAGCTCAGTTTTGTAGCCGGGTGATATCACCTCGTCACGGTATTGCTTGCACAGATTCATGTGACAACGTTGAATTTTTTCTTCATATTTTCCGCAAAGCCTATGACACGAAGCAATACGTGGACATATACACGGACACTGAGATTATCCACTGCGATGAAGTGTTTACCGAGCTAGGACGTACCCAACATCCATTCGGGTGCGTTCCTGTAGGCGTTGCGGCCGTCAGCGAAGAAGGTTGGCTAGATAGTCTCTACAAGGATCTTAAAACGCTCCAAGATGCTTATGAAACGAATCTGAGCGACATATCAAGCGAGATTACTGAGTTCAGGAACGCTTATATGGTGCTCAATAACCTAGCCCTGCAGGATAGCGACCTTGCAGACATGAAGAAAAAGGGTGTTATGATGACGAGGGGCAAGGATGGATCCGCGTCTTGGCTCATCAAAACGATCAATGACACTTTTATTCAGAACACGCTCACAACACTCGAAGATAAAATGTTTCAGATCTCTTGTCACATAAATTCCAACGAGAAAATGAGTTCCAATACTTCGAGTCTGGCCTTAAGGGCTAGGCTTATTTCTTTGGAAGAGAAATGCAAGCTGAACCAAAAGGCACTGGCTAATTGTGTGAAGACAAGACTTGAGATGTTACTTATCTATATGAACAGTATAAAAGCAACATCTTTCGATTACAGGGACATTAAGACTATCTTCACAGCCAATATCCCGAGCGATGATGTAACAAATTCTACTGTTGTGACCGCCCTTGGCGATCGGCTGAGCACGGAAACGGCGCTAAGTTTGTTTAGCTTCGTGGATAACCCACAAAACGAGGTCAAAAAGGCCAAAGAAGAAGCAAAGGCCAATAGTATTGGTGCTGCACTTCTGAATCCCCCACCAGTGATCCCCATAGACCCTATGAACAAGGCACCGGTGGTGACTAAATGAACGAGGAATACCGTAAGAAAATAGAACAAATCAAAGTAGATGGAGAAGAATTTGCTGATTCTGCTATGAAATCGGTATACCTTGAGCAGAAAGCTGCACTTGATGAGTTACACAGCGTCATTGGCAAAGCCTACATTGACCATGCAAAAGATGGCGTCTTAGTCCTGACGACGACACAGCAGCAACAACTTATGGCTAGTATGAAGGCAAAGCTTAAGGCGATGGGTACAAAACTGGGTAAAAGCGAAGTAGAAAAGGTTACTGCTTTACTCGGAGAAGTGTTCAGTGCGACTTATTACAAAAATGCTTTTGTGATTGAGTCCGGACTTAAGGCCAACCTGAAATTTAATATCCTGAAATCGGAGTTCGTTCAGTCTGCTGTAAATGCAAAGTACAAGGGCGAGTTTTTCAGCGACAGGATATGGGCGAACAAAGCTGGCATGATTGACCATCTTCAAAGTTCAATTACTAAAGCAATGAAAGGAGACGTTCATCTTGATAAAGTCGCTAGGGACATTAGGGACAGGTTTAATGTTACATCCTACGAGAGCCAACGCCTTGTCGCCACCGAGACAGCCCGGATCCAGAGTCAAGCGTCCGTAGACATTGCCAAAAGCACAGGCGTAGCACAACATATGTGGAGTGCCACATTAGATATGAAAACTAATCCTGAGGACGCTGGATATGATGGCAAAGTATATGATATCGGAGATCCGGACGAGCCAGAAAATCCGCTCCATCCAAATTGCAGATGTTGTTGGATTAACGTCCCTTACGATGGGTGGTCTCCATCGGCAAGGAAAGACAACGAGAGCAAAAAGATCATCGATTACACCACCTATGAAGATTGGGCGAAGGCCAAAGGAATATAAAAAAAAAAGGAAGTGAACAAAAGTAATGAATGAAAAGAGCGCGAAGGATACCTTCATATTTGAGCACGATAATAGCCTTAACCTGTTTGGAGAGATCAAAAAACTGGTGGTTGCTGTTAAATTGCCTACAGGGGCAACGGAATTAATAGTCAATACCGAAAATCTTCAAAGCAAATTTGAATATTACTTATCCGCTTACGATGAAGAGATGAGGTTGAAAGCAAACCCTGCAATTTCAATCGTGGGTTGTATGTTTGTTTAATTTAGTTAGCACCCGAAAGGGTGTTTTTTGTATACCCGAAAATAGATCGCGTTCTTAGTGGAAATATCCGTTAAGAGGGCAAAAAAGGAGCGAATTAATAATGACAGTTGAAAATATCGGAGAAGTAACTGCATACTTTGAGGCCAACAAAGACAATGAGGATGTCAAAACTTATTTGGATAGTTTTAAGGTCCAAGTACAACCGACTTTAGAGGTATTTAAAAATAAGTTGAATGATCCGGATTTCAAGTCTTTCTTTGACAGTGAAAAGGACAAACATACCTCGAAATCTCTCAAATCATGGCAGGAGAATAATCTCCAAGGTTTGATTTCCGCGAAGGTGAAAGAACTCTATCCAGACCAAGATCCTAAAGACAAACAAATTGCTGAACTTAAGCAGCAGTTTGAGCAGATGCAAAAAGACAGCGCCCGTAAAGAACTCACTAACAAGGCCCTGAAAACAGCGCAGGACAAGAAGCTTCCTACTGACATTGTTGATTTCCTAGTCGGACCGGATGAAGAAACAACAAATGCCAACTTAGAGAAATTTGCAGCAGCTATTGCGGCTCGTGATGAAGCCATTAAATTGGAGTTTGCTAAAGGGAGTAGCTATACTCCTCCAAAGGACAAAGGGGGCCTTGGCACGGAGGAGGAGAAGGCAAGAGCTGAAATAGCAAAATACATGGTTAAATAAGTGTTTCGGGCTTCACTAAAAAAGCACTATTTTGAACGAAAGAGGTAATCAAATTGGCAATTAATACTTTAGCTTACGCAACATTATTTATGCAGGAATTGGACAAGCAGGTCGTTGCGGGGGCGACGTCTGGCTGGATGGAAGGAAACGCGGGGCTCGTTGTTTACAATGGGGGTAATTCGGTAAAAATTCCTAAACTCTCCATGGATGGTCTCGGTAATTACGATCGGAGCTTAGGATTTGCGCAGGGAGCAGCGACTCTTACCTACGAGACTCGAACGATGAGTCAGGATCGGGGCCGTACATTTATGCTCGATGCTATGGATGTGAACGAGACTAACTTCGTAGCAAATGCATCCAATCTCATGGGAGAGTTTCAGCGCACCCAGGTAATTCCTGAAATTGATGCCTACCGTTACAGCGCAATTGCGGCACTGGCTATTGCTGGATCGCGAGCTAGCGGCGGATACACCCCAATTGTTGCGGATATTCTTTCTAAACTTAAGGCCGATATCGCGGCTATCCAAGACGTAGTGGGTACTGTTCCCTTAGTTGTCACTATGTCCACTGCGACACTGGCTATATTGGAATCTTCTTCTGAATTGGTTAGACAACTCGAAGTTGCTGCTTTTCCGGGAACTATTCAAAGCAAAGTCAAGCAGGTGGATTCTTGCCCGATTATCGAAGTCCCAAGTGCTAGACTGAAAACGGCTTATGTAATGAATGATGGTAAAACGGCGGGCCAAACAGCAGGAGGCTTTGTTCCAGCGGTTGGGGCTAAATCTATCAACTGGATTATTAGTGCCATGAATGCCCCTATCGCGATCAGTAAAACTGACAACATGCGTATTTTCTCTCCTGACCAAAACCAAACGGCTGATGCATGGAAACTTGATTACAGAAAGTATCATGACCTCTGGATTAAAGACAACGCGCTTGCTACAGTATTCGTAAACGTCAAGGAGGCGTTAGTCTAATGTTCGAATTGAGCAGGCTTAATGTCCACAGAATTGTGGCAAGCGAAGAAGAAAAAGCCAAACTAATTGAAATGGGGTTTAAGGAAGTTACTCGGGAAGAGTTCCTTGAGAAAACCACTGGTGATAAGGTACCAGACGATGAAAATCCAGAGGGGGAGCCGCCAGCAACAGGCGAAAAACCGGTCGATGAAAAGGTAGGGGGAAAGAAGAGTAAGGCTTAAACCGCCTTGCTCTTTCTCTTTTAGGGGGTAGAGGACCAATGCTAATAGATGATATTAAAGCAGTGTTAGGTAAGGAATCAGACTACTCCATAGATAATTTACTTGGTGTCTATATCCGTAAGGGCGTAACTCTGGTTACCAACTACATGAATGCTCCGGATGTTCCTGTTACCGATCCACCCACACCCCCCTTGGATATTACGGTGGTTTACGCAGATGCGCTCATAGAGTATGTAACGCTGTGTTACCGCAAGAGGGGCAACGAGGGGGTCAAGAGCTTCGGACAGGGTTCTAGGTCAGGAACATACGAGGATGGGTTATCGGAGAGCGTTAAAAGCC